TCCAGTAGCACGACATGTACTAATACGTGTAGTAACCTGGGCACCTTCATTGGCCGGGTAACCAGCTCGAATATTATAAGCAGTACTAGGATTGAATGGATGCGCAATACCCAGTGTTGTACTAGAACCACTTGTTGTTTCTTGGCGGACAGTAGTAACACCTGTGCCATAAGTACCTGGATTGTATGGATATGTTAGTGTTATGCTATCGCTAGGTCCTGAATTCCATGTAGCTGAAATAGTTGCATCCACTTGATTAAACACAGTACCCGCTATACCTCCCCCAATCGTTCCACTAATTGTGATAGCATTTCCGCCTGCTAAACTCTTGATATAGTATATTGTACCTTCAACAATATTACCCATAACTGTACCATCAACACTAGACCAATTACCTCCAGCACTAGTTACAACTTGGGTTGCACCGTTGTATTGGGCACTGACAGTAATATGAGTGCTGTCAACAATGGTCTTAACATAATATGGTACGCCGGCAGTTAGCCCGCCCATGCTACTACCAGCAACCGCAGTCCATGCGCCTGCTCCGGTGGCCAAACTAATCGGACTAATGCTACCGCCTGTGGTAGCAACTTGGATAGTGTTAGCACCACTATTAATTTGACAAATATAATAAGTTTGTCCGCTGGTTAATCCGCCAAATATTGATCCAGCAACGGATGTCCATGCCCCAGCGGCATTGCCGGTAATAGTAAATACTCCGCCCCCTGGTGCTGTACTAACTGTGATTTGATTAGTACCGGTATTGTTGGTCAATACATAATACGGTGTTCCTGAACTTAATCCACCGATGCCTGCACCAGCAGTCCATGTCCAGCCTGCCGGGCCGCTAACTCCATTGGTTAGGGTAAATGCTGTTCCACTATTGTAAACTGTACTGACAGTGATACTGCTAGCACCGATAGTATTAACATAGTAGGTTGAACCCGAAGTTAATCCGCCAAATATTGACCCAGCCAGTGTAGTCCATGAGCCATTGGCACTTGATAATGTAACCACAGGGCTTAGTGTTGGGCTAGTGCTTAGTGTTACATTGTTAGAGCTTACAGAAGCGATATAGTAGGTTGAACCCGAAGTTAATCCACCAAGCGTACCACCAGCTGTGATCCCTAATGCTAGGCCGGATGCTGAGACTAGTGTTGCATCAGTGGTAGCACCATAAGTTAATGCAATACCAATTTGATTTGTTCCAGAGATAATCTTAGTAATATAGTAGGTTGTGCTGGTAGCAATCCCTGAAGAACCTGCACCTGACGCACCTGTAACTAGCGGTTCACCAACAACCATACCTGAAACAGTTCCAACAGTGACTAGATTAATAGTTCCGCTGATTGTTGTTGCTCCTTGTGACACTGTTTGATTTACAGTCCATGTACTGCCTGCACCACTACCTGATATGTTAGCAGTGATGTATGTGCCTGCCGGAATAGTTCCACCACTAATAACAGCACCTATAGTAACTGTTCCAGAACCTACAGTACCAATGGTAAGTGTTGTACCACTTATACTTGAACCACTAGTAGTAAACGTACCGTTAGTACTAACAGTAGCACTTGTACTTTGTATAGCGGCAGTTGGTATAATGCTCATACCTTGTGCTATGCCTGTGGCACTACTTAATGTAACAAGATTAGAACCGGTAGTGGTAGCAGTAATAGTCGGAGCGGCAGTAGCTGCCGCAGTAAACACGATAGGCTCGCCAGCAATCAATCCCGAGACACTGTTTAATGTAATAGCATTGCCCGAGCTTGCAGTGGCTGTTGAAGTACCGCTTTGAGTAACCGCAGTAAATATAATACTTTGTCCTAGTGCAATGCCTGTACTATTACTTAGAGTAATTATATTCCCACTGGTTGCCACACTGGTTAAACTCGGAGTCTGTGTTACGGCTGTGAATATAATTGGTTCATTAACACTCATACCGGCTACACTGGCCAGCGTTAACAAATTAGTGCCGGTCGCAGAACCGGTTAATGTTGTACTTTGAGTACCTGCTGTAAATATTAATGATTCGTTGACTACTAAATTAGCAGTTGAACTTACAGTTAATTGATTGTTAGCACCATTAGTTTGAGTTAATGTAACAGCCGCATGCGAACCTGAGGTAAATTGTATCGGACTATTTACAGTCAGCCCAACAACAGAACTTAATGTTACAGTATTGCCACTAGAACTAGTGGCAGTAGCAGTTCCCGAATATATACCAGTCGCTTGATAAAATCCATTGTATAAATTATTGCTATTGCCCGAAACATAATACCAACTGCCCGCAGCCAATAGCGTACCCACCGTGGCATTGAATTTTACTGAATATGGACCTGTTCCTGTTTTAGTATTAAAACTAGTTAGCGTAGTAACGGGTCCTGCGGTAAATGATCCAGGGTTTGATGGATATGCCAAGGTCAGCTGGGTGGTATTTACACCTGCTTGAACTGTCGGGCTTACAGTTGGACTTGCAGTTAATACAGCGGTCAACTGTCCATTACCATAACTTAAACTAATTGTAGGTTGGCTAGTGTATCCATAGCCTGGGCTGACAATAGTGATACTAGCGATCGAACCATTTGATATAGTACAAGTTGCGATAGCTTGATTTAATGCGCCGCCACCTGAAATTGTAATAACTGGTACTGTAGTATAGTTGCTACCAGCACTGGTAATGGTAATACTACTTAGAGTTGCCACGGCTGTGGCGCTAATAACAGTGCCTGCTGGAATCCAAGCAGCCGGACTAACAACAAATGTATTAGCCCCACTATTAATAGATTGTATAATGCAACTAGTTGGTATGTTAGCCGCCGTGTCGGTCGTTGTCACAATCATGCCAACTGCTAGAGTTGATACGTCAGCAATTGAAATAACTGTTTGATTAGTAACAGCAATCACTTGATAGTTGCCGTTATAACTGGAAGTAGTTTGTCCAGTAACTGTTAAGTAACTATCCGTTAATGGTTGTACTGAGGCGAACGGAATATTAAAGGTTACTGAAGTATATGTTGTTCCAGTCGGCCCAGCTGTTGAACTGCTATAGGTCATGGCATTTACAGCAGTTCCGTCAGCAGAATTGTTAAAGACCGGATTCGGATCAATACTTAAATATCCATTTTTAGCCACACCAAATGTCACAGTACCCGCCGGTGAACCAGATGCTACCCCACTCAAGATAACGGTAGCAGTAATTGTACTTGTACCACTGGTTGTAACAGTTGATACTGTTTGTGTACCATTAAATCCTGTTCCACTAATAACCATTCCTGGAAGAATGGTACCAGCAACGCTGGTGACCACTAAAGTCAATGTGCCAGCATTATAAGTGCTAAATGCTCCTGTAGCAATAAAGGTTGGAGCGGTATATCCAGTGATTCTATGCACACGACCGGCCCAACCAAATAGATAAATTCCTTTATTAATTTGATTAACTGTAGTAGGTAAACTAATTTGCAAGATTGCAATTTTATTATCACCTATTTTGCTTCCCTGGGTTCTAGTAGGATCTCCAGGATCAACTTGAGTTAAATTTCCACCATCAGTAGTGAAGCTATAAAATGCAAAAGTACTATCAGCTTGAAGAACTGCTGTGTTAGCAGGCAATAATTCTCCAGTTGCTTCTGTTAGATTGTAAGCAATAATTCGATATATTGAAGATAAGTTATCTACGTATTGAACCGCAGTACTAGGTCTAGTTGGTTTAACGTTATCAACTTTAATAAATTTAATATTTTGAGTAACACGTAATGTTACAAGTTGCCCGTCATACAATCCATAAGCAAGTCCAGTAGTAGCTGTACTATTGGTACCTGCTGTACTTAAATTTAATCTAAGAACGTTTTGTCCGTTGATGGTAATAGTAGTATGTTCAACCGTACTAATTAAATATCGAGTAATAACACCGCCTGACGCAGTATGATTAATTTCCATCTCAGAGGAGTTCATTGGAAGATACGAATATCCAATAATCCAAACAGCCAATGCCTGAACAGTAGCAGTTGGAGTCATTTGTGCAGCCACGCTTGCTTGTTTATATACTCGTGCAGTCTGTACCATATCATTGGCCAATGCTACTGAATCCGGTAATTCGGTTACGTCATATCCCGACGAACGCAATGCGTAGTTACCGTGTGCATTTGATCCAGCGACTGATCGAACTTGACCGCCATTATTTGCCCAGTAGTGAGTATGACAGTAGTATGAGAATGTTGATACCTGCTCAGTCACACCGCCATTGGTGGCAACTATCGCATATCCCAAATCGTTAATCATAGCAAAGTCGTTGGCCAACATTGAACGGTTACCACCCATTTCAATATTAATAGGTAATCCTGCACCAGCATTAAGATAATTAACTACTGATAATTGTGTTGCCGTTTTGGCCGATTGGATTGTTGTTCTGTCAGCCGATACTTGCGAATAGGCAGGATATGTTGAAACATCAGGAAGCGTCGGCCCGGTTCGTGTAGTTGCTGAATCAAAGTCTCCGTCAGCAACCCAATCGATTACTATACTTAATAAATTAGCCAGTGAAGTGGCTTCTGTAATTGTAGCTGTTGATAAATTAGTAACTTGTGTTATAAGATTACCAGGACTTGCAGTAACAGTTTGATTTACCACTGCCTGTTGAACAATAGTACTTAGACGACCAATTGCGGCCGCGTAAAGTGCCTCCATACCTAATATATAACTCGAACCAGTTTGGCTATTATAATAAGTTTTAGCAACATCATAAACTGAACTATTTCCGCCATATAAGAAATCATAAACTAGTGCATCGGCAATATAACCGATATCTCGTTGCATTTGTACAGCACTATAGTTAGAATATGCTCTAACAGAATAGTTTGATGAAACCCATGCACTGACTTCATTCTGAAAGAATGTTTTATTTGCAATCAAAATTGCTTTGGCATTGTTTACGGCAGTAGCTACTCCTGGCGGATTAGGAAACACTGTGGCGGGCGCAACCACTGTACCATTAAGCAACATGTCTCTAACAGTATTGAAGTTTGTAGTTAATATTGTCTTTGAGGAATTGTTGCTAATAGCTGCCAACGATAAGTCTCGAGCCTTGTTAATGCCCGACACTGCATATAATTGTTGTAAACCTGCAACATATTTTTCTGGTCCTAGATATTGTAGTCCGGCTTTAATGCTTTGATAATTAGAACCAAATACTAGGTCATATGTTGCCGCATCTATAATAGAACTTATAATGGCCGAGTATGCAGTTGCGTCATATATAGTTGCTGGATTATAAGGAGTTGAGGTGTCTAAGGTTAAAGTTACTGTAGCAGTAGAACTATTATATGCCGGTACATCGTCAACTTGGAAACGATTTCCAGCTATGTAAAATACACAAGGTGCTTGCGGTGGTCTAACATCAAGACCACTATTAGTTGATCCAGTAACAGTAACAGTGATACCTGGAACTCCGGCTGAACTATTTGCAACTCCGGTGATAGTACCAAATAATCGTCCAGCAAAGCCGTCAACAAATTGTCCACCAGCAAATCGTTTGGCATTAATTGATTGGCTAAAACTTGTAGCAACTTGACCGTACGGTGATTTGGTTTTAATTTGACCTTCTGGATCAAGCACCATGGCAAATCCACCGTGCCCTTGGAACGTCACACCTGTAACTCGAGTGGCATCTCCGCACAATACAACGTCAATAAGTTTGTTATTTTTAGGTGTACTAGTAATGTCTAACGGATTAGTTAGATAATGGCGGCCATAATTAGTGGTACCATATAAATGCCAACTGCCACTAGCATACGTTACTATAGAAGCAAACGGATATATTACAGTATAGTTTACAGTATTGCCACTAACCGATGTGATAATAGCCTTACCGGCTGTACCAGTTTCACTAGTGGCATCCATTAAAACTAATCCAATCCATGATGATTGCGCTTGCCCAACAGATAATGTTGCAGTACCAGTACCAGTAGTTGTAGAAATAGTAATTGCGCTGTCGGCAGCGTAGTCGGTTGCAAAGTTAATTAAACCAATTTGCATAGCATCTATCACAGCGTCACGATAGAAGAATACAGTTCTCCATGGACTTTGTGATACGCGATCTATTGGACGAATAATTGTTCTACGGAATTCATCTCCACTAATTGAACAGTTTGCTGATAGCTTGATAGGATAATCTTCATAATAGATACCGCTTTCAACGCGAATAGTAATGTTAAGATTTTTAACAGTTTCGCCAAAATCCATAGCCTCTCCAACTTGGAAGAAACCAGGTTTGGTTAAACGAACAACTATGGTATCTACACCTGATCCTGTATTAGGAGTATAGGTCACTATAGAACCAACTGCGCCAGTAGTTGCGCCAACTAGTAGTTTAGCAGGAATAATATGAACACTTCCTGGAGAACCTTGATCAACATAACCATTACCACCATTAGAAATAGTAATAGTGTATATTCCAGATCCAAAACTTGGAGCAGGAGCCGAACCATAACCCAAAGTTATGATGCTTAAGAGCGTATCCATATTTGTACTAAACGTAGTTTTAGCACCAGCACTAGGTGTTAACCCGCCACTAAAAATCTGTGGTATTAGAGTTTGAAAACGTTGTGCAGTAGTTTGATTTAAAACTTGTAGTCCCAAGGCCTTGGCAAATCGTATACCGTCTACTGTTTCTGAATACTGTGATCCAATAGCAACGGCCTTAGCACTGGTGTTGCTATAATAACTTAGACCGGCATTAATACTTTGATAAGTGCCGCCTGTTAGTAAATCAATGCACATTGCATCAATGATCAATCCCACATCTCGTTTGCAAGTGACTTCGTTGTAACTAAATGCACCTGTGTAAGTGTTGGTTAGATATGTATTAACTCTATTTGCAATTGAAACTACATTAGTTGTTATGATAGACTGTGCATTTTGTAATGTAAGACTAAACCCACTTAGTGATGGATAGTTAACGGCAGTGACAGTATTAGCACTGACAATATTATAAATTGCAGTATATAATGAATTTATAGTGGTGCCGGCAGTACCGCCATCGGCCCATACCACGCTCCTAACTTGTGCTGTGGCACTATATGTTGGCGACACCGTTGTATTACTAGCAACTAATGATGAAATATTTTGTAGGTGTGTTATCGCATAGGCGGTAATTGTTTTTTCTTGATTGCTTAGTATCGATGTGCCATTATTATAAAATTGATTTGCCGCATATACACTAGCACTATTACCACCATAGGTGATGTCGTAGGCTATTGCCTCGACAAAATATTTCATGTTGGTTTTAAATGTTCCAACACCTTGTTCAGGAATAAACGTCGGATAATTTGATAAAGTATATGCATACGTATCGTCTGCAAGGAAAGCTAAATTAGCCAACAATGCTTGACGTGCATGGGTAAACCCAATACCTAATCCGGTCGGGTCTGGATACGCTGGTGTTGTTCTTGCACTAATACCAGCCGCTAATAATGTAGTAATAGTTGAAAATAGTGATGTAATGCTAGATTGAACACCGGTATCATTAATAACAGGATAATTTGCATTGATATAAACTACACCTGCTGCCTGCAAAGAAGTTTTTTGCGTCTGGATATAGTCAAATGCTGATTTTAATGTTGTGCCACCAACAGAGTTATCTGGTAATGACACTAGCGGTGATGGTTGGCTACTAGCATTTACAATATCTGATACAATGCCGATGTTTGTGGTAATGATACCTAGTACCGGACTAGTAAATGTAATGGTTCCATTCGGGGTAACTGTTGGTGCCGCGCTTAGTTGAATAATCGATTGTGCGCCAGATGTTGCTACAGATAATACTTTTTGTCCGCTAACAAAACCTGTACCTGTGAGTACTTGCCCGGGACTAATGGCCACAGGACCTGTAGTTACAGTTAGTGTGGTACTTGAAGTACTACCGCTAGGTGATGTTCCGGTCGCAGTATTATTTCCGCTGAATGTTGAATTAAAATACTGCGTTATACTTGATTGGTATAGTAGTGCAGGAGCAGTGTTAGTTACAACAGCAGTAGCCAATGTTCCAATATAATTTATTATAGCTATTGTTGCGGCTTTTTCACTGGCTTGGATAGTGTATACACCCTGATTCCAATATTGTAAACCGGCATTAGTACTTTGACTATTGCCACCGTACATGATATCATAAATCAAACCATAAACAATAAATTTAATATAATTCTGATATATAGCATGGTCATAGGAAAGATTAGGATAGTTAGCAGTTAAGTAGGATATAATTTCTGCTTGTATAAATCCTATGTTATTAAACAATAAATCTCTAGCACTAGATTGTCCAATTACGGTTTTTCCGCTGATATTAGGCCAAGCCGGTGTGTAACTGGTACTTGCTTGTATAATATTATTGATAACAGTTGTGCGATTGGCCACGCGATTGGCCGCAGTACTACTAACATTAACTAGAGCATATCCCTGTATAGCGACAGATAGATTTGAAATAGCCGCTGCCATCTCACTTGCTGCCAGTCCTGTGCCTGACTTATTAAAATCTAAAGCTACTCTTATACTTGCAAAGTTTGAATTCAAGACCATGTCGTAGCACAGCGCATCAACTACTCGGCCTAGATATGTTTGTACATTAGCAGTACTATATCCGTAATCTAAAATTAAAGTTTTAGCATAGTTGATCGCATCAATCATTTGCGTCAACTGATTAGTTGTAATATCTGTATTAGTATTGTTGTATATGGTTGATGCATTAGTAATGGAATTATGTGTAGTTCCTAATACTAGATCGTAACTGACTCCAGTTACTATATTTTTAATAAGATTGGCCCATCTAACATTATCAAATGCAAATTCATTAACGTATTTTTTATTAAGATATGCGATCGTTTCTGCTTGGATAAAACTTCTATTGGATTGTAATAAGGTACTAGCAGAAGTATAGCCAGCGTCACCACTATTGCCGCCACTGAGTGTTACAGTTTGTATAGTACTTTCATATCGATTTGGAGCAATAGTATATGCAATACGTTGCTTGTACGGTCCTGGCTCTAGTCCTGCTAGATTAATTAAATTTTGAGCTTGTAATGCGGCCGCACCAATAGTTTTATAAGCATAGTGCCAAGCACGACCTTCTCTTCCTACAGGGGTATTTTTTTGCGTATCATCACCCTTAGTGGTAGATACATATAAATTAACACCACTATAGTAAGTATTATTATCAACATAGTATTTTGAAGCGGCCTGCAGATCTTGTTTAGTATTAACAATACCTTTACCATCAACTGGGGTTGGATGATCGGATAAGTTTAAAATACCTGTCATGGTATCGCCGCCGCGCAAAGTCACATCTCTACGTTGTACTACTTCGGTAGCAACATAGTTTCCAGTTAATGTAGGATCATAATCTGGATCAGTAGTTGGCGGTAATACCGGTTGAGCTCTAGACCTTAGTGCCGAAATTAAATTACCATTAAGTGTCTGTACGTAGTGCGAATCAGCATAGCCTTTACTGATAGCCAGTTGATCAATCGTTGTAGGAGTACTAGGAAATAGTGTATTAAATGCTGTTACCAATGCTGAACTAGGATCAGGCAATCTGCCAATAGTAAACAAATTGGCATTTAAACTTGCACCCAATGTTGGTGCTGAATCTCCGGCGACGCCGGTGGTTGTTGCAGTAATAGTTAGCGAACTATTATTGGTTTTATCGATAGAAATACCACTACCAGCAGTAAGTGTTCTTGCCGATAATGTAGCACCGGTGGTGCTAGCCATAATGATCTGATTAGCAGTATACCCGCCTACTGGAGCATCACTTAGGTTTCTAAAACCAATAGTTCCACCAGCGCCAAAGATAGCATATAGCTCATTAAAGTTTGTGTTAATTTTGCGGAACGATTCGCGAATACTATCGCCTGTACCGTCATTACCTTGTATACCGATGTCAATTATTTGTTGTGTCATTGTTTAAACTCCGAAACTGCTACCGCAGCCGCATGTTGTTTGTGCATTAGGATTTTTGATGCTGAACTGGCTTCCCATAACATCTTCTTTATAGTCTATTTCAGCGCCGGTGAGGTACTGCATACTCATACTGTCTACGAGTACTCTAAATTCGTCTAAGGGGATTTCAAAATCGTCTTCGTTAGTTATTTCGTCAAAGGTAAAACCGTAGCTAAAGCCGCTACAGCCACCGCCTTGTACAAATGTACGTAATGCTAGTTGCGGATTTCCTTCTTCGTACAGAAGATCCTTGATTTTTGTTTTTGCTGACTCGGAAATGGTGATCATGATAGCCCTCGATATGATATTTATCAAAGGCTTTTTATAATCTTAATGTAAATAGTTATATGATAATTGGCACTGAATTTAGAGAAAATCACTATGTACGCACCAGCAACCGTGGTATTACCCATACCTATAAACGTAAAAAAACAGTTATGGTGTTTAGATGTGATTGTTGTCAAGGAGTGTTTAACCGAGATAAAGGATCTATGGATCCCAAACGATTAAACAATAATTTCTATCACGTGTGTAGCGATTGTGATGCTAAGAAGTTTGCTCAGGAAAAGGGTGTTGAAGCAAGAAACGTGTGGAATATGCCAGTTAGCAGTCTTAAGACGCTAGACCAACTCTAGAACTGATCACGTTCCAGTTGATAATTTTCCATTGATTAGCCAGATAACCTTTTTTGTCAGCTTGATAATCTAACGCCCAAGAATGCTCCCACCAGTCAATTAAGAGTACAATATCCATTTTAATTTCGTGATTAGCAATAGTTTTAATCTTGCCATCTCGGGCCAAATAGACCCACCCGCTACCTTGCACAGCCATAGCTTCTTTTTGAAAAGCATCTTTGAACTTGTCAAAAGTTTTGTAGTACTTGATGATAAACTCGCCGGCACTGCCGTCTGGATCATTTGATCTTGAGGGTTTTTGAAATTGTGTAAAGTAGATATCGTGTAAAAACGCACCCGCCTCATTAAAGTCAGCATCGCCTTCGCCGTTGTTAAATCGGGTAACATACGCTTTATACAACTTACCATAATGGTAGTCGATAGTATCTTCACTAATACTAGGTTCTAAATCATCGCGGGCATAGGGCAACTTGGTCTGCACCAGTGTTTTAGGTGTTTTGCCCTCATTTAGCGTAATATGTTTAATAAAGTTGTACATAATGATATTTATTCATAAATAATTCACGAGGAGATATAACCATGTTACATCACATTAAAAAATTATTTGGCTTTGGACAAAAAGCTGATGCGCCAGCAGTTGAAGTACCTTATAAAGTAGAAACCCCAACTGCAAGCCCGGTCGCTGAACAAGCCGCCCAAGCAGTTGTAGAATCTATTGCTAAACCTGCTAAAGCTAAAAAAGCACCGGCTGTTAAAAAACCACGTGCTCCTAAAAAGCCTAAAGCAGTTTAAGTAGTTTAGCCTGCCTGTGCAATTCAAAGCTGGCTAGATTTTTACCTTTGCTTTCGCACATGATATCGTGCGTATTTAAAAAGCTCAAAGCCCATTCGTTCGTTGCTGTATTCCAGTAGAAGTCTGAATGGGCTCTGAGCTTTTGTTTTTTATAACCGTCTAAAAGAAGTTGGGCATGATTAGGCGCAACAGATTGGGTATGCTCGATGAGGTAGTCTTCTCGAGATAGGCTGTAATGCATAGTAGGCCGCAAGCCACGCCAACTATCCAAAACTTTTTGAACTCGTTGGTCATTAGGTTGGAGATATTCTCCTTCTCTGATCCAATGATGGTGAATATCAAGCACAATAGGGACAATATCAGAAAGAGATAGGCAGTCATTTAAACCCCAGGAGTTTTCCTCGTTTTCGATAGTGAGGCAATTACGTGCTTCGTTCGACAGCTTCTTATAAGCCTTGCGGATTCCCTCGGGTCCTTGTTTTCCTGATATATGTACATTAATTTTAAAGTCTTGGAATGTTTTTCCATACCCCATCCATCGAGCCATATCTGCATGGTATTCAAATTCCTCTATGCTCCGTTCAACAATACCCGGGTTATCACTAGCCAGAACAGTGAACTGACCAGGATGAAAGCTGAGACGTACATTACGGCTGCGAGCGATATTGCCAACTTCTTGAAAGTGTCGCTCGAGATAATCTTTTGTGGTAGGAAGCTGCCAAAAGTAAGCAAAGTCAGACTGAGTGTACACAGGCAAAATGTCACTACTAAGGCGTACCATACGTAAGCTATCATCTAAATCTCCTACTCTCTCTACAAGTTTGCGGGTGGATTCGATATTCTGAACCATTAGGTCCCAAAGTTTTTGTTCTGCTACTTCCCTCGATTGACGTTTAAGCCAAGCTACTGTGGTTGAGCCTGTATTATAAATTTTACATTCGTCTGTAGATTTAATGCCACTGACTTGATCTGCATGGTCGATCCATTTACATGCGAAGCCTATACGTTTCATTAGTGTAGCCGGTAGTTAACAATATGTACAGTATACACTAAACAGATAATAAAAGCAACCGTTATGAGTATTATTATTTTGGAGGAGTCCAGTCTTTGGTAACCAATCGTTGGTTAATGGGATCTTGTGGTTCAACTGTTGTACCGTCGCCGCGCAATATAATCTGCTTACTAGGTTCATAGTTATGTTTATCATTAGACCACCACCCTGCACCTTTAAACTGTAATGCCGCTGATGTTAACAATGCTAATGGGTTTTTTGCCTGGCATTTAGGACATTCCTCTGCATGAGTTTGCCCCTTTCGTAGTTCTTCCCATTGATGTTGACATTCTGAACAGCGGTATTCTCTTATTGGCATCTTATTCCTCGTATGTAGCTGAATTGGCGTTATGTTCAAACACTTCAACAGATCTTAATTTAACACCACTTCCAACAGGGTAACGGCAAGTAAACACTTTAAGTTCCTTACCATCTTGGGTATTTAGCGACCAACTTTCTCCCTTTTGAAATGTTGTTAAAATATGTTGCATGGTCTTAAAGGCAACTTCTGCAAATTTTTCGCAACCTACTGCTTCTACAATACGCAGATCACAAATAGCACCACGCTCATGCGGAGCACTATTTGGTAACACGCCCATTCCGCTATGCGGTGGATCGCCTAGGTAACTCATACGTTTAAAGAATTCTAAATGTGGGTCGTCTTCTGCAACAACCAGGGTATGATCAAACATATATTCTGACCATTCTTTAAATGCTTTGAGCCCACCAAAGTCCATGACCCAATTGCGGTCGTCTAGTGTTTCACTTTCAAAAATTAGTTTAATACCAATTGAGTAACCATGTAATGTTGAGCAGTGACTATGACGTGAACGCCATTGTCTAAAACAGCATGATAGGCCGCGGTCGTTACCGTATGTTTTTGTTGATAGATATTTTGCCATTGTAATCTCCTTGATTAAGCAATGGCGGCAGAGTTTATATTGCGGGATGACGCCTAAGACCGCATAATGTAATTATACAGTTTTATCTACTAAAGTCAATGTTATTGGTTAAGCAATTAATCCGAACGGTATCCATGTTCCAGGCGCACCAGCTTGAATGCAAACCCAACCAACATATCCACCAGAATTTGGATTGCTGTTCCAACAAAGGTCGCCCCTGCCGTGGTCACCGCTGACTGGTGGTTTAGTATCATTAAGAAAGGCTTTACCACCAAATTTAACGTTGCCAGAAGTTTGTAATGCGTAACGACCATCTGGGTTGTTAACTCCTATGCTCAATGTGCCAAACACTTTAACATTTTTTCTAGTGTTATCCTTGTCACCAATAATGATTTCGTTGGCGTCTGAATATAGTACTTCGGATTCTTGTACTGAGATAGTAATTTTTTGATTGCTGGCCAATGAAGTATTATTAACAATTAATGAATTAACCCCATCATTAAATGTAAGTTCTTTGGCAGTAATTGTAGAATTTAATACATTTAAGTTGCCATATAAGTTAGTTTCATTTTGCACTGCAAGGCTTTGTAGCGTACCAACTGTGGTTAAATTACTGTTGATAATGTTGCGGCCCAACCCAACTGAGTTAATAACAGAAATACCGTCAATGTAATAAGATTGATCTGGGCCAATATCAAAACTTTCTGTAGTCCATAAACGATCCGGACCGTCACGAAGTATTAGCCATTTGCTTGTACCGCTATCAGGATCTGACCAATGTAATCCTAAGCCTTGTAATTGATGATCTTTACTAGCTTTGAATTCTAAAGAACTCATGCGATCAATACGTGTATCTGATACTAGACTATCCGCATATATTGTTCCAAATACACGTAATACACCCTGTTTGCTTATGCTGTTACCAATGTGTATTTCGCCACTATTTTTAACTGTTAGGCGTATGATATTATCTGTAATAATGCCTACATCATGTGGTGTATATGTTCCGATGGTTGCAAGATCTGTATCCGGACTTCCAATGGCAATTTCAACGTTATTATCAACAATTGAAAGAGAAGCATTGGGCTCGTCTGTGCCTAAACCAAATCTATTGTAAGAGCTGTTAAAAAATGCAAAATCTGCAAGGTTAGCATCACCGGAAACAGTTAGCGAATTTAATGTGCCAACTTGTCGTAGTTTACTTTTGAGTATAGTAGCACCCAATTCACCGGCAGATAAGACAGGAACGTTATCAATTTGATAAGCGTGTCCGGCTGTTAAATCAATGTCGTTGTCAGTTAAAAGGCTACCGTTACGACTTGTAAAGCCTGTAGAACTTGGATTTTGATTGCTAGATTGAATAGGCATAGTTAAGTCTCTTTATGATATTTATCTTGAGACTTAACTTACCTCCGTGGTTATTTTGAAGTTTTTAGCTAATTACTGCACCCGTAACAGCACAGTTTCTTCGTTGATACGCCCGTTCATTTTAGTGTCTGTAGCGTTGATGTCGTCTAAGAACTTGCGTAACTGTACTTTGCCAGCGGCTTTAAACTCTTTAAGTTTTTCATCGGGTTTACGTAGAGTTTTTTGTACACTCTTGAATTCGTTAAAACCGGTAATTGTAGTACCTTTGACTCCTAAATCTTTGTACTCGTCGGCAACATAACGCCCTAATTTTCTATTTTTAGTATTATAAATCCACAATTCTTTAGCACCAATAATATCAGCAGGGTTAATAGACACTAGCTTCAACGGCTCGTCTGTCTTTTTATACTTGAGTTTAGCAACAATCTTGTCCTTAGGAACAATTTTTGCCTTGCGTGGTTTGCGGTTAACTTTGGCTTCTTGTCCAAGCATGTCGCAGGCACTCATAATTTCTTGATAAAATGCAATTAGGTTTTTAATTTGCTTACGGCTACGGTGAGCATACCCTTCGCGTAACTGTTCGTCAGCGTTGCCACTGGATAATTCTAGCAACTCGTCTAGATCACGTTGGTATAACTGTTTGATAAAACGTGTATGTGCGGCTTTAGCTTCCTTAGCTTTTAGTAAATTAAGAACTTTAAATGCCTTTGGATCAAAATTTTCAGCATCTGCTTGGAACCCTTCTAACGCATCTTCTAATTCGTCGGTCATCCTGTAAGCGGCCTCACGTACACGATCTTGAATACTAACAACAGGCACGACGGGTTTTACTTCAACAACTGCTTCAGCATCAATATCATTCTTACCGGCTTCGATAGTGTCTACAATGGCTTCTCGTAACCAAGCGGCAGTGTCTCGACCTTGATTGAAATCTGCTCGAACTGCGGGCATACCGCGGAGCAGGCAACTTGCAATGGCGCCCATTGTAGTTGAACAGCGATTATCTTTGGTTTTCTTAAAGGCCGTAATGTCTTCTTTGGTACAGCCAACAGTAGTCATCCATTTGATAACAGCAGGCTTTAGATCTTTACCGTTAAAGTCCAAACGATAATAGTCCATAGCACGATGCCAATGCTTTAAAAATTGTTCAGCATCCATAGTATCAACCCCGTCCCATGTTGGGCTTGAATCTTTAGGTTTTGCGACTCGATTTTTGTGTGCTATTTTAGCCAATTTATGCTCCTGTTTAGTTACGCAATACACATATTATAATGCCATTTGGTATCTTTGTCAACCGTGCCAGCGAAGAAGACGGTCCGGATGAAGGTACCCATTTTGAACATAAAAATCAAAATCTTTTGGACTAGTAATAATACTCATTATATCTTGTCGAAATTCTTTATATTGAAATGCATCGATGTTGGCAGCAGTCGGATGATTTATAACATTTACTACAAGATTGGCTAAAGTTGCTAAATTTGGTAGTGTCATATGGTTAATTCTTGCATCCCATACTGTATGTTTAACCCATTCATCGTATGGTGATCTATTAATAATTTCACATTCAGAAATTGTGTTTAGGAATATTTTTGGATTTATAAAATTATTAGGTATGTTAACTAATTCTGCAGGGGGATTTGTATTGGAGTTTTCTAAGAAAAGAACGATTCCTGATCTAGATTCGGCAAAATTTTTAAGTACGGTCTTGTATCCAAAATGGGTTATAGATGCTAGTCCAAGATCTTGATTAGTTAAATACCAACGAAGGTGATCTCGATTATCTTTGAACCACTGGGACGGCCCATCATTTAGACTAGCGAGATCTGATCCATCTTTCCATGTGGATGTATGCGGTTGCTGATTTTGAAATTCAAAGTGAATTCTTCCAAGCGTACTGGCCACAAATATTACTACATCGTCGTCGGGTATATGATTAATCCGGCCAAACAATGTTCGAACAGCGTATTCTGTACTGCCTCCACTTATAGCATAATTGCGTACAGGATCGCCGATACCCTGCCCTACCCTAGCTGGCCAATCTGATTGCAAATCAGGTGCCGCATAACTATCACCAAATACCCAAATGGATTTCACAGTAATATGTCCCTAACCGGTCCGAATTTATGCAAGTTCCAATAATCATATAGAGTAACTTCTATTGTGGGATCAACTACGTATAGAGTTCCCAAACATCGAGTTTGAGCCGCCATACATTCAACTGGTCCAAATATTACCTGTGTAGCATCGGTGGAAAAAATATTAGTTAAATTAATAAATTTCTTGCCGTTACCGTGCATCAACCCAGCTAGCAATTCCGGATTACTATATAAATCAATTATATGAAAATCCACAGGCATAGCTCTAAATTTCCACCAATACTCTTTAAATTCTTCTTGACCAAAGTAGTCGTACACTGTTTTTAAACAATCATTAAAATATTCATCTTCGTTGTATTTTACATCCCATCGACCGAGCCAAGTAAAATGATCTCGATCAGGGAATGCCCTAATACACTCTAATAAATCATCCCCGACCCAAGTATATAGATGTTCAAACCATTCTAAACTTTTAATATTAAAATCATAGATAATAAATTCTGCAGAGTCAGTTAATTTATTTGTCCTAAACAAATCAAAGAGTTTAAATCCGCTGGCTGTGGTTACCACAAGATCAAAAGGGCCTTGATTAGGTATTTTCATATTTTCCGAATTAAATAACCATATTTGATCTTTTACACGTTTACAATTAGTTAACCATTTGTTTTGATTCCAGTTTTGATTTTCGTAAGGAGTAAGTGTGCGTATGCATTCTTCAAATTTTTCCGTTTCATGATCTGGATAAACATAAAATTTACTGTGTCTAATGTGCTCGCTGAGCGTTATTACCGGGTACTCATGATCAAACATTGCCGCTAATAGTTTCCAACCTTGACCTGCTCTCTCTTGCAATTCGTGTTTGCCTGTTGGTTTAACCCAAATGGGTGTGTAGTCATCGTGAAAATTTTCATCACTTCTGTTAATTACCGGTAGCATAATTTCGTCCTGTTCCCAGGTGCCGTATTCTGGTCGGCCAACTTTTACCCATGCCTTAACATTAACTATAAAAAACTGATGATGTAATTCGAGCCACCTACCGTCGGTCCTCCATAACGGATGGCCTGCAATTCCAAAATTGTCTGCCTCGATTATAAATCTAAGCACACTATAGTGAAAATCCATATTTTTTAATTGACACCCAACTGCTTGTATTACGCAATAATCAAAATCTTCTTGAGCCGCCTGCTCTAGTAGTTCATGTATCTCATCACGACATATAATTCGTATGGGGGGATCATTTTTTATTAAACATCTATTGCTAATACGTTCTAAATAATAAAGTGTAGTACCCTTAGTGCGCTGATAAACAAATTCGTTGTTTATTCTATCTCGCTGATTGTATACGCCGTAGGCAATTTTAATATTTGATTTCGGCTCGTATTTTTTTTGGAATTGGTCAAATGTATATTCATATAGATCTCTTGGATCATGACCGTGTATAATAAAATGATATCGAGGTTCGTTGCTGTTATTCCAAACAATGTGTTCATTTCCTATATCTAAGAAATTTCCGCATCCTTGTTTAAAGGGAACGAGACCCCATTCTTTAAAATAAAATTCGCACCCTTTGGGATTATTAATAGCCACATTTAAAGCACCAAAATGCCTTCCTGGTCCGTCTACATGGGGCATTATATATCCACCGGGTGCGAGACGCATAATCCTTACACGCTCGTATTTTTTATAATTTAAACTTTTAACAAATTCTGTACAAGCAGGAAACAATTTGCATATTTCAGTCCAGCGATAATTAGCCTCGCTAGCACTACTGAAACCGTATTGCTCATAATTTTCTGTAGCTGTTGGACTAATCCCGTGCAATGTTAAGGCGTCCCAGCCCTCGTGATTATAGCTAAATTGCCGATCCTTTTGTCTATGTCCTACAAATAAATGATCATTAGCGATACATTCCTTGTGCATGGCTTCAAAATCAAAAAACGAATTAAATTCGACAGGAAGCCATGGCCAGTTACTGTTCCAGATATCAGATGGTATTGGCCAGTTGGGGTGCCATTGTTTTTTTTTTGAATCACTAATAAACTTTTTTAAAATATCAATCATTTAATTGTAATTCCTAGCACTGTAGTAATTTTACTGAAAACCTTTAAGTCCCACTGTTTTTTAATTTCACTATTAGGCAATAACCAGTCCTCTAGTTTAGGATGGAAATTTAAAAATGCTTCGTCAATTATCACGTTACCGAGATAATATCGACCTAATGCAAGTTTGTTTAGATTATTAATTGGAAGTTTTTCTTGGACTTCTTTATCTAAAGAACAATACCATTCCCAGAAATCTAACTCTGGTTCTTTGGTTGAATTTGTTTTACTAAAACTAAGCCATACCTCTGAACTTAGTTTGTCTTGAACCTTTACTTGATCGTTCGTTATTACACGAGTATCCTGATCATACATAGTATGCATATAATCTTTTCCTAAAGTATTATAACCTAAGTACAACCCGCCCCACTCATAATGTGTGGTTAAAAATAGTTTATCGATTTCTTCTATAGGAAACCCATTTTCTTCAAATGGCAAATATTGTATAAGACAACTAAAGTTAGGAAAATCAGACTGCTCTAACGCAGTTTCTGTAATGTGTATCCATTGATTTAAGTCTAACCAAAGTTGATGAAATTCTGTCCTAAAGTATGTTCCTGGAAATTTTTTAGGATCTCCAATTAGTGTTTCATATCCGATCTCTAAAAATTTTATGTTTCGCTCACCGTATACTTCAAATTCTTCATGCAAGAAATTTAAAGTATTTCGATCAATTTCTGAAAAGTCTTTAAAAACTGGCAGCGGTTTATCGTAATATGTATTAATTTGACAAATAATACTATTAAGTTTATCTATTAAAAACTTTGAATCAGATGCTGTTTTATTTGCAATTTTTAATTCTAAAGGCTCGTGTTTATCTGAAAGTGACCCCCTCCATGGCATTGCAATTTTATTTTCAATTTTTCTACGCTCGACAATGTTAAGCCATTTTCGTGTTAAACTGTTAGGTTGCAAATAGTAACTTACAGTCAGCTCTGACGAGTCTTCCAATTCAAAGTGAAACTGTGCTATCTTATCATTCATTTGTTATCCATTTATTAATATTAACGTCACTAGAACAATGACATAAGGTCTTAGGACATACAACCGGAGTAGTAGGCCATTGTACATTAAACGGCTCATTGATGGTTCCTATCGAATTACCGATCATACAGTTTCCTAAGTATATCTGTCCTTGGTAACCAATAAACAATGATTTTAATCCTACTTCGCAAGTGTATCCTAAAAAGTTTGTTAGTCCGGCATTAACAGCATCATTGGCCGATGCATTTGCCTGCCGACTTCCGTCGTCATAATAAAATGTTGATATTATATCTACCGGCTTAATATGAGATATATGAGTTAACATTTTATCAGCCAGTCTATTATTGTTAACGAAGAACTGTAATTGTTCTTCAGTATAATTAAAAATACTTTTGTCCTGGGTCCCCCAGTCAACTAATCGTACAGGCTCGGCAAAGGAATGCGGTAATGCATACAATTTGTGATACATTTCAACTGCTTGATCCCAATATTGAGGATGCATCATCACCCGAACAGTGACTCGAGTATGCTTTGACGCCGCCTCGACCTTTTTAATAAAATTAGGATCAGGAAATTCAGGATGATAGCTAAAACAAATATAATTTAAGTATGGTGCTACTTCTTCCCAAAATCTTGCAGGTTTAGCGGCATTACTAGTAATACCAACAGTGTGTCCTGCATTGTGGAATATTTCAACGAGCTCTTTAAAAAACGGGCTGACACTAGGCTCACCACCGCTGATACTACAATGTATCTTAGGGTATCTTTCAAACAACATCTTAAAAAATATTCTTGCATTGTCCCAGTTGTAGTGGTGATTTTGTCCATTGTGTAATACGGATGGACAGTAACTACATGCGTTGGGGCATATATTGTTAATGACCCAAGTTAGGTGCATCAGATCCGGATTATCTTGTATAACACGTATGATCTTTTTCATTTTGTTTCTTTTAAATAATCCCTGACAATAGCCATTTCGGGAATAACTGCAAAAATATCTTCTTCTCTAATACGATCTACTTGTTCAGTATTCCACATAAATTTCTCTGCGGCAGCACGGTCATAAGGTTGATTTAGCTCATGTATAATGTGCGTGAATGCGTGATCGATTGTGGTATTGTATTTTTTATTATGTTCGGCAATAAAGGCCTGTAATTCTGCAATAGTTTCTTGACGGTATTGGTCGGGGAGTATATGCACATGATAATGTGTTGGGTGCTGTAACAAGTTAATAAAGAAGTTTTGATACTTATGTTTGGCACTAACAACTCCGATATCTACTAGGTGTTTGATAATTGCCGGCAAGCGTCTAACATTCCATGCACCTATGGTCATGCCTGGCCGTATGGTAATATTATCTAAGGTGGTTAGCAGTTTTAAATTTTCTTCCACCTTAGACCAAACTGTTCCGGAACGAATAAGTTCAGCACGTTCGCCAATTTCGTCAATACTCGGCCATACTTCGATCTTCCAATCATCCCATTGACGCCAATAATCGAGTGCATTTTTGCCGCCGTAGGTTAGTGTAGAACAGTTAGTATTGTAACTAATCTTTACATCAAATCTTTTATTTTCTACTAGTAGGTCTAATGTTTGCCAGTGTTCGGGCATGAGCAATGGTTCGCCACCTGCAAAATAAACTTTCTGTACGTGCTTGACTTGATCTTTTAAAAAATCATAATTTGTTTGATCTTCAACATTTCCGATGCTGGTAACTTTGTCGGAATCGGTCAGGGGCCAACCTAATTTTTTATAATCAGGAACCCATGATGAACTATATCGTGGGCCACACGATCGACATTTATAATTACATAGATTACTAAAACGAAAATCCCAATACATTAATTTCATATCAGGAACAGTTCCGTCTGGTTCTGTTATTTGTGGAATGATTTTTATAACATTTGGAAATTCTTTATTTTGATAATATCGGCCGCTTTCACCTGTTACTTTTTCGCGATCAAAACAAGTAGCACAAATTTTAGGTTCTTCGCCAGCGAGAAATTGTTTACGCAACTCTTTCATGTTTTTGCTGTTCCAAATTTCTTCAATACTTTCTTTGTTAAGATCACCAGCAAAATAATTATGATGACTAGTTAGACAGCAAGGAACTACTTTTCCATTAGGCTCAAAATTTAAATGCATCCAGGGTACTGCGCATAGTGTAGTTTTAGTCATTTCATTTTTCTTTTTTATATATTTTCTTTTATACTTTCGGTATAATTTTTCTAAGACCACCTTAGCAGAAACCATTCCAGATCCTTTTTATTTTTAAACTCAAACACATGATAGGCTGTGCGAGCATGGTATTTAAGCGTAGTAACGCACCACTGATTAATTTCTATATACTGCTCTTCTGATGACGGTACTGTGCAATCTATGCCGGATAATTTTTGGACTGGCTCTTCCCAAACTTCGGCCAACCACTTACGTCCGTTTTTACGATATTCTATGTCCACAGACTTTGGCGAATTTTAATAAGACGAATCATCATAGCTTCATCTTCTTTCTCGTAGTCTGCTTCAATCTTACGCAAAAGTTTGTGAGCCTTGTCACTTTTCTTTTTAAGTGCAGGATCCTTTTCAGCACCAAAATGTAGCCGCCCACCATTGGCAATACGCATTTCCTCGCATACAGCAGTCCAGCCACTTGCATCATAGGCATCTGGACGATTGCGATAGGTAACTGTCCACCAAGTATACAGCTCAATAATTTCCTTAGCGGCAGTAGCTTGGTAAGTAGGAACAGCTTCGCTCTTCTTATCCTCGTCTAAGAACTCTTCGTTAGTAAGAGTGCTGGCCCAATTTAAATAAGCCAAGCCAGCTTCTGGTGAACGCCAAATACGCCAACGCAACCAGCCACTACGCCACCATGGAACATTGTATTTCTTTTGTTCTTCATCGTTCCACATGCAGTAATGCCATGCTTGTTCTATTTCAACAAAGTCCACAAGTTCTTTAAAAAGACAAGGGAGAAACCGATTACCAACGTCACTCCAACTGCCAGGGCGGATATCACGAGGGTCGGCAGTAAGAGCATGACTCTTACTGACCCAACGATTATTGATATAATATCTGATGTCATTTAATTTGTCCATAGGCCAGTTAACAAAATTTTGTACTGCATCTAGGGCTTCTTCAGCTAGCCAATAACGAAAGTTATGCCGCATTTGGGCAACAGTGCGCCACTCATCCCATTGCTCGCTAGTACCTGCACCTAGTTTAGCAGTGCCGCGAAGCCAGTCTGCAAATTTTGAACATGACCAATAATTACTACGCATTTTTATTCCTTAATTAAATCGATGCCGTACATGCTTTGAAATGGTGTTTTATAAATTGAAAAATATATTGCCTCGCCTAGACTAGCAAATATTTTTGATCTCAATACGTGGGTAGTATCCCACCATCTTAATTTATACATACTATTTAAATTTTTTCACCTGCTACAAATCCGCGAAATGATTTAAATCGCGGAAACCGTAAACTATAAGTACCGTCTTGATTTTGTGTTATTGCATCAGCTCTAACTTCAACGATCTGTCCGTCGACTCGACATGACCAAAACTCGTCCCGTTGCTCATCAGTAAAGCCACTACCAACATTAACACGAATAGCTTTTCCATCATCTACTCCTTCACAAACTAATGCACCCATTTTTCCAACATTCTTACCAGTTCCCTCTTCTGTGGTAATCACAGTAAGGCTCACTTCAATGAATGGCTTTAACTTCAGCCATGCAACACTACGCTTACATTCATATCCAGCTTCTGGATCTTTAATCATAATACCTTCGTACCCACCAGCAACTGCCTGTGCATTAATTTCTTTAAAACGCAACTGCCCTTCAGGAGTAGCTAGATCAACTTTTTCAAAAGCCAACGCTTTTACATTTGGCATAGTATTTTGATTAGTATTAACCCAAGCCTGCACCATTTGGCTACGGATGAGTTGAGTACGATCCCAGCTACCTTTTTCAAAATTTTCCAAAGGAATAAAATCAAACAGGTTAAGGACAGCATCGTTAGCTTTAACATCACTCTTACGATGTACTTGTGTCATTAGGTCTTGAAAGCTACTAGACATAATTTCTCCATCGAGTACAACATCATATGGGGGTGGCGTCTTTTTAACCACTGCACTAATCTGTTCTGCTATATGAGGAAAGTTAGCAAGTTCTTTACCATTTCGACTGAACATATCCACCCGACCATCAGTACGTACAATAGTAATAACTCTAACTCCGTCGAGTTTAACTTCGATAAGTTTTTCGCCCGATACCTTCGACTCATGATTAGCACTATCATGAGCAAGCTGACAACCGAATACAGGAATAGCATAGTCAGCATATTTCTTTTCCACTACTTTATTAATTGTTTTTTCGCTTACACCACACCGCAAGTCTTTGATCAGTATGCGTCGATACCAACCATTCCATTCTGCCTTAGTGGCAGATTTCATCATAGCCTGGATTACATCCCGTGCTGTATTACCGGTGACGTTGCGAGTGACAAAACCAGTAAGAGCGAGAGTAAAGCTATCCCAAGGTAAGCCAGTGCCATCCTCATCTGTTTTCTCCGGAACTTGTTTAATACCAAAAGTAATCATTGGATCCAACGCCAAGCGACAACCTTCAAAAAACTCGTCACACTTTTCTTGTGCAATCTGTTCAATAATAGCTTCTTTGTTTAAACGGCTTGGATGACTTTCCAAACTCCAAATATGACTGGCACAAACGCTCATGTTGACTCCAATAATTGACTGTATAAGTGTATATTATACAGTCTAATTATTAATATGTCAAGTGATTTGTTGTTTTAAATGGCTTGCCGTAGTAGGCATTTTCCAAATTACGCATGATTAAATTTCTCATTCTGCGTATAATTGGATGGCTATGATTCCAATCAAATGCTTTTAAATAATCATTCCAAGTTGAATTTTTATGTCTACGGCAATCGTTTGAATCTAGGTATCGCCCAATTGTCGTAGGATCGTACCCAAAACGATCAATCAATTCACAGGCACAATTAAATGCATGTGCGCCCATTTCGTCTCTGTCACCGTAGTACTCTTGCTTTTTACGATCAGTGGCATAATAGGCAGTGCTTTCGTACCCATGAATATTTTTAAAATTGCGGGCACGGAATTGGCGTTGATGCACAATTTCGTGTAATACAACATCAGCAAATCTAACAGCCATGCGCTTGAAGCGATGCTGAGTTATCTTTAACTTTCGATCTGCGGGATTGTAGTTAAAATTAACTTCGATTGCAGGTTTGCTCTTATGATCTAAATCGCTATAATATACCCCGCCCATAAAAACATATCCACTAGTCGTTGGCGCATACGAGCATTTTTTAATTTTGACAGGAATATGGGCTTTAATGTGTCTTGTAATACGCTTTTGTATTTGGCTGGGGGATAACTCTTTGCCCACTATTTCACGGTTAAGCGAATAGAACATAGAGTACAGGTTACTGCGGGTAAGTTCCGACCAATTAAACGGTAGTTGAGACATGACACACTCCTGGTATACATATTTATAGTATACTAGGGTGTGCCATTATATACGTACTTTATGGGCGTTTTATTGTTAAAAATCGTCTTAACATAAATATAGTACTATGAAGACTTTCAAGCAATATCTAGCAGAATATAAATAATATTATGAAAAGTTTTAGAGAATACCTAGCAGAAGCCGACTACGAATACGCTGGTGGCACCCACCTATCGCAAGATGAGTTACGCAATCGAGCAAGAAAATTTGGGTTTACTAACCATGGTAAACAAATACCATTTACAGTGCCGGGAGTGGATGGCACTTACAGCTTTGAACATACCGTACATGCGGCATTATTAGATCCAGATTTTCAGGGCATTGATGCCTCTAAAGGTGATCTTGATCCAAGAGACCCTTCTCAAATACAAGCAAATATAGATAATGCGATACGGGATTTTCAGCAAACCCCAAACAAACACAATGCTTTTAGGATAGCAAACTACAAAACAATGAAGCAAGATGCTGAACAGTATCAAAAAATAAAGAATCAATTACCTAAAAGCGGCCAGTCTGTATCAGGCGATAACACGTCACAAACAGTTGCACCTGGGCAATCTGGAAAAACCTTGCTACCAGTTGATCCCAAAGTAAAAGAGTTACAGGATAGAATACTGGCCAAAGATCCTAACGCATTATCTAAGTTTGGTGCAGACGGACGCATGGGCCCAGAAACTCGTGCCGCAATGGCAAGACTAGGGATAAAAGAATCCCTAGAATTACAACGTATATTAGATATCGCTAAGTTTTAATTATGGACGTTTTGTTATGATCTCGTCAATCAAACCATAATCTAGTGCTTCTTGCGCACTCATAAAATTATCCCGCTCCATAGCTGCCAAAAACTCTTCATAAGTCTTGCCCTTACTATTATGCTTAACATAAATTTGAGTAAGATTTTGCTTCATTTTTAGGATCTCTTTTACCTGGATTTCCATGTCAGTGGCCTGCCCTCCAGCACCTCCCGAGGGCTGGTGAATCATGTGACGAGCATTTGGTAGCATTTTACGCTTGCCAGGAGCACCGGCAGTGGCCAGCAAACTGCCCATACTACAGGCTTGACCCATTACAATAGTCGCAACATCGGGCTTAATAAATTGTATAGTGTCATATATAGCCATGCCAGCAGTAACAACGCCCCCAGGGGAATTAATAAAGAAATTAATGTCTTCATTGCCTTGACTCTCTAAAAATAAGAACTGTGCTACTAGTAAACTAGCAGAGTGCTCGTTAACATCCGTATCTAGCATAACAATACGGTCCTTCAATAATCGACTATAAATGTCGTAACTGCGTTCCCCACGAGCTTCTTGCTCGATTACCATTGGTACTAAATTGGGCATTCTATTTCCTCTTGTAAATATCGTTTTAATTCTTTGTCTGTAGGTTCTACACTATAGTTCTGTTTGAAAAATATTTCGTAACTGTCGCTACCATACTTTCCAATGCCATATAACATTGTAGCATCATCTCCGTCCCAGGTCAAGTAATCCTCGGTCATACGGATTAATCTGGTATAGCGAACGTTGAGCATACCCAATGGTGCTATAATAGTTTTAACAAAATCTTCGTCTGCTTGTAACAATGCATGTGGTGTAGGAAACCAATATAAGAATTCCGGCAAGGTCATTTTAACAGGCCTACGACCAGTTTGATTTAGCATGATAACTCCTACCATGTGTTCCCAGCTATTGGTGATCTGTTGCTGTACCATTAGGTCATCACGTAAGGGTTCAAAGAACTTCATTCTTCTCTCAATTGATTTTGGTACAATTCAAGTTGATCGATAAGATTTTGAACACCTTGATAGTTCATAGTAAGTGTGGTATAACCCATTCGCATAGTTACACGATTATCATCAGTATGACCGATAGTGTAATAGGTAGTTGGATCCTTTTCCTTAGGAGCAGGCGGCTCTACTGGCGCCACTGATTTAGGCGCAGGAAACGGCAAAACATTTTTAGGCATTGTCTTTTTCTTAAACAAATCAAACATTACAGGCTCCATGTTAAAATGACGAGCAACTGGCGGACACCAAAGTGGTACACTAAGAGCCAGTACAAATCCTAGTGTAGCAAGTTCCGGTTGGGCGGCATGTGTAAATGCAAGGTACATGCCCACCCAGAAGTAGATAAAGCCTGTCCAAAATAGATAGTATCCACTACTACGTCCAAACAGCTTCATATTAATCTTTCTTATCGCCAAACAGTTGTAGCAAGCTCAAGAAGATATTGATAAAGTCCAAGTACAAGGTCAACGCACCCAATACTTCAGCGGCTGGGCTAGAGTCTGTACTGACCATTTCACGAATCTGTTGTGTGTCGTAGGCAGTTAAGCCCATGAAGATCACAATAGCCAGGGCCGAGATAACCATCTGCATTACTGAGCTACCAATAAAGATATTGATGATGCTGGCAATGATGATGGCAATCAGACCAACAAACATAAACTTGCCTAGACTATCTAGGCTTCGTTTGGTAAAGTATCCATAGAAGCTCATAGTACCAAATAATACTGACGCACCCATAAAGGCACTAAAGATACTGCTCATAGTGTAGACAGCAAAGATCACAGCAAAACTCAGACCCATAATAGCCGCAAAGCCTGCCAACAATAAGACAGCAGTTTCTTTTGGTGGATCGTTACTAAGTGCGTAGCCAATCCCAAATACTGCCGCAATGGGTGCCAATATTACTACCCAATGCATTGCACCTGTGAAGAAAAACTTTACCAACTCTGGATTAGTTCCTACGAAGAAACTAACCAGCATACTTACCAGTGTAGCCAGTCCCATATAACCGTAAACACG